TTTATGAAGACCACGGCGATGATATTAGAGAAAAAGCCGAGGAGGAATATCCGTTCAGTGAATATATTGATGATAATTATAATAACGAATCCGATATCATGGGAGAAGATAGAGATGATTGGATTGATAATTACCTAGACGATCATTATGACTGGACTCATAAAAATCCTGAGAATCCAGATGAAGAAGAGGATTTGGGTGGTAGATATAAGTCGGATCATCCAGAGTATGAATCTCGTCAAAAAGAAGCTGACGATGCTTTTGATGAAGCCTTAAAACAAAAAAAACAAAATTTAAGTAATGATGGCCATATTTACGATAGTTATAGAGATTCTCTGAGTGATAGAGAAAGCGAATTAGCTAGTGAAAAAATGGATGAAATTAAAGACGACATCCATAACGATAAAGAATACTATCCAGCGCATCTTCAAGATACTCTGCCGCATTTAACTAATGCCGCTAAAAGTAAAGTCGAACGCGAAAGAATGAAGAATTGGAGTGATGCCGATAAAGAGACTCAAAATAATAAGTCTTATTTAAGCGACTTCATGCCTAACGGATTTGATACTAAGTATCAGCATGGCGAAGGGCAGCATCATTTAGAGATGGCTAAGAAATACGCCGATGCTAATGGTGGTGCAATAGATATTGGAACCTTAAATAAAAAACACCCTAATCTAGTTAATCAATGGAAGAACGTATTTTCTGGCGGTAAAGGTAAGCTTAAATCAGAAGAAATTCAACAAAAGATAGATGAACTTCCTAAGAATGAATATAATCTTTCCTATGTGCCTTGGAAAGCCAATAATATGCAGAATATTAACAAGCAAAACCAAGTCGTGGTTAGGCTAGATCATAGTCCCGAATCGATTAAACAACTTGAGGCTGATCCTGCGGCTTATAATGTATTTAAAAAAATAAATGAAGTTAGTCAAAGATCTGGTCATCCAACTAATTATAACACGATTGGCTGGGCACGAGTTGATATGAGTAATCCTAAACATTGGATGGTAGACGAAGTGCAGCGAGACCATGATTCTGCTGCTAGGAATTATCTTAAAGAAAATGGTAAACCAGAAGATGCAGAAGCTTTAAGTCGAGTAATGGCTTTGCATAAAAATTGGCGTGAGCAGTTATTTAATGCGGTTCAAAAGTTAGCCGAAAAAAATGGCGTTGAAAAGATTTCTACTCATAGCGGCGAATCAAAAGCAGCTCATACAGGAGCGAGTAAAGTCCATTCAGTTTATAATGAATCTTATGAAAAAGTCCCTAAACAAATGGGATTTAAACCTGATTCAGCAGAGAATCTGCCTTTGAGTGAAGAAGGCAGAGCTACTTTCGCTAAGCAAAGGAATACGTCTTCTGAAAAGGTAGATAAGCATAAAGACGCGATGCGTTATCATGCTAATATGTGGAATGCGCATTACGATTTATCGAGTCAGCCAGAACTTGGCGAAGATCCTAGTCGTTCGGATATACATGCAAAGCTTTCAGAAGAGCATGATAAGAAATATAGAGAGCATAGACGCGCTGCGCAAAACATAGATCCTACCGATATAGAAGTTAAGAGTTGGATAACCCCAGGTCGGTATTTAGATGAGAATCCACTGAGCGCAACTAATGCCGTAATGGAAGCTCATTCGATGAACGCTAAAAACTCCGCCGCAAATGTAGTCGATACTCCAGAAGCTATTACCGAAGGCGCTAAGCATGTTAATGACCATTTACTAGAAAACGTAAAAATCGAAGAACCATATACAGGTCACACTTTAGATCTAAGACCAGAAGCTTTTAAAAAGAATATATTTGAATTATTCAATTTAATGAAAGCGGAAGGCTTTGATGATAGTAACATGAAGATTATACAAGCGGTCCAATTCATGGAAGAGAATAAAGAAGCTTTGGAACAATTAAAGCAAGCCAATCCTGATGCTTACAAAGCTATACAAGCCATCATGGATTCGTTGACCGAAGTATTCAAGCAAAGCCGTGGGGAGTCAATACAGGCTATTAGTCAGCAACTTCAACTCCAAGACGAATTACATAGTCAAATGGGACAGGATAGCCCAGATGAGTCTCCAGAGGCTCAAGAAATGAATTTTGCAGGCAGAGCTAAGCAGGATGAGAAACCTCATAATCATAGAACTACTTATACCGAAGGGCAAATCCGAGACCATGCCGATGGTCAGAGACGAGAAAAAGAACCAGATGGGACTTGGAAGAATATTTCCAGCGGACTAGCTAAGCCTAAAGGCGGTCAGTAATGGCTAAAACCTATTCCATAGAAGAAGGTCTCAAAGAAGTCGGTAAGGATATAGAGAATATGTCCCAAGACATGATTAAAGAGGCTCGTGGGCAAATTAAGGCACTGGCTGCGCAAACTCATGGCTTGGTCGTGGAAAAAGCTCAAGCTAAACTCAAAGGGCAAAAGCGTAAGATATATTTAGACTCACTTAGCTTAGATAAACTCGGCGATGATTCTATGGAAATCTGGAGCGTCTCTTTAGATAAAGCCGCTGGCTGGATCGAGGATGATATCGCGGCTGGGGAACGTATAGATATGATCCTCAATGGGGGTGCCCCCGCTAAAACTAGCAAAGATGGTAATAGATATAAAATTATCCCTTTTAGCCACAAGAAAACAGTAAACACGCCATCTTCACAAGTAAAAATGGCTAATTTTGTTAAAAGCGAACTTAAGAAGCGTGGCTTAGATAAAATAGTTTCAGATCCACAAGGTAATCCTATTGTTGGTAAAGTAGCATCAGTAGATTTAGTTAAAGATAATAAAAAAGGACAAACATTTGTTAGCAAGTTTAATAAACCTCTTTTACAAGGCTTAACTATTTATCAAAACAAAGTTAAGAATGCACAAGGGAAAGAATCTATTAAACAAAGCGTCATGACGTTCCGCGTAATTTCTGAAAAAGCCAAAGGCAGTGGCGATTGGTTTTGGCCCGAATCCAAAGGTGCTCATATATTTGAAGAAGTGGAAAAAGAAGTAGACGCTATATTTGAAAAAATGATGGTTGAAATCGTAGAGAGATATAGATAATGAAAAAACTTATTGAAGAGTGGAAGAATTTTAATCCTAGAGTTCCGTTGTCATTTTATCTCGCAGCGCGTAAAGCGGCAAGGAATAAGTAATGGGAATCTTTCAAGCAGATTTGGTTCTATTCTCAGCATTAAAACTTGGCTTAGCCGATCTTCGACGTAATAAATTCGTCCTCAAGGATGCCTACGAACAAGTAGTTGATGATCCGTTCCTTAAGGATCAATGGGGCGAAGCCGAAGCTGAACGATTCGTTAAGTTGATTGATAAGAATATAGAAATTTATCTAGCCCACAAGCAATCCATTAATTCTGCTAAGTTTCCTTGCTTCGTCATTAAATTAGGCGGGGCTACCGAAGATTCTTCTAGAGAATCTCTTAATGATTATTTGGAATCTGAAAAAATAGACGGCTCATCACTTGGCGGAGCCTTCCCTGATTCTAAGATATTAGCCGAGAATATAACTCCAGTTTCTTATGATGCCCTTACTGGTCAAATGACTTTTGGCGACAGCGTAGATTTAGACGCGCTGCAAATATTTGATGGGCATTACGTATTAGATACTAAAAATAATAAAAAACATGAAATTACCTTAGTTATCGGATCTCATGATTTAATGATTGAGCCGACAAAAGATATAGATTTAACCAATCTCAAAATTACTACTGGTGATATTAACATGGCTCATGAGAAAAAGAGCGTATGGTACTGGGAGAGTCACTCAATCGAGTGCTGGAGTAGTGACTCCGTAGAGTGCATCTATCTCTGGACTATCCTTATGGTTATCCTAGCTCGTTACAAGCAGCCTCTTTTCGATGCTCGTGGTTTCAATATTGGATCTTATAACTACGGACCAATAGAACAATACAACCCAGAAGATCCGAACAATTTGTACTACCGCGAAGTCTCTATTAGAGGGCGTGTAGCTAATACCGTTATCGAATCTACTAATCCGCTTATCTCAGGCGTTGGCTTAGATTTAGGTATTTGTGGAGCTACTGAACCTGCAGCTATTAAAGAAATCATAGATAATCAGCTATGGGGTAACTGTCGTGAAACGTGCGATTCGACGGACAAAAAAGAATAGTAATATCAACAATTTAACCCTAAATCTTAATAAGTAAAATATGAGTAAATACGAGGCTTTAAAGGGTAAATTGGCTGGATTGAAAGATCTTCGTCATGCTATTGCTGAAATCAAAAAATCAGGACTCCATAAAGCTAACGATGCCGAAGCTATAAATGAGCTAATTCAAAGCCATCCAATCAAGCATATGGGGGTGACTAAAGGCCCTAATGCTGAGTTTAGACACATCTTAGGACGTGAAGGTGACAGTAAACAGTATCACATAGTAGCTGATCTAAAGAAACTGGCTGATAAAAAGCCATGCTACTCAATAAGCGTCTTAGATAAAGATGAAGAAACAAGCCGCTCTCCGCAGTATTTCCATAACATTAAAGACGTGGTTTCTGCTATCGTCAATTTCGAGAAAAATAAGAAGTGGGAATAATGTCTAAAAAACTAGTCAAAGCCAAAATAGATGAAGGTAAGAGCGTAGCTGATAAAAAAGCAGCTCGTGATGAACGCGCATCTAGTTGGGAACGTAAAGATTATGGCATGATGTCTGGGAAGAGCAAAAATCCAGAGATTCAGAAGTTCTTACACAGAGCTAAATTGAATCAAATCAAAGAAGGCCCTAAGCCTAAGCTATCTGAACCTATTGATAAGTCAATAGAAGATCAGATGTTTTATGATGACTATAAGAAAAAGATCCATGCCGAAGGTAAAATCCGTAGAGCTAAGATCGAAGCTAGAATAGCTAATCCGACTTTTGTAGATAAGATGAAGAAATGGGTAGGATCTAAAATGAAGCCAGTTCAATCCGCTCCTAAAATTGCGGAACCTAGTTCTCCTAAAGTTGAAGACCAACCTAATAAACTTGCTGCTTCCGAAAAAACTCCTATTACTATGACGGCTAAGCAAGCCGTAAAAGAGCATAAAGAACTAGTTAATGTACTTAAGTCTCCAAGTCATAAGGACGATATGAAAGAAGCTAAAAAGCAGGGCGCTGAATTAAAAGAATATAAGGAAAAGCTTGATAAAGCAGCTGTGCCTTTAAGATCTATTAAGAGTGGTATCAGTCCCCAAAGCATTAAACAGCAGAATTTAAGCCTTGCTCCAGTTAAACCCGCAGCCGTTCCACAATCTTCCGTGACTCATATTTCTGGAGTTCCAGTTCCTAAAGAATTACATTCTTTCTTATCTAGTGGTGCAATTGTTCCTCATGAACATCCTCATAGAGAGATTGCGGCTAAGTTTGTCGGCGATGTGTGGAAAAGAAGTAAACCAGAAGGCATGAGAATATCTCAGAATTTATTAGGTTTTGACGCTAATGGTAATAAAGAGGCTAATGCAAAGCCTAGTTATTCAACTATAAAATCTGAAAAGAAATACGCAGCTCCAACTCCTGCTGACGTTAGCGCTCCTGTAATTATTAATGAACGCAGAACTAACACTGGCCGACATTATATGAGTGGACCTGACGTAATTAGTGGATATGCAAATGGAGCTAGTCCTAGTGGTGGACCGCAACCGAAAGTAGAGAAGAAGCCTATGAAGAAAAATGAGTTAGCTAAATCATTAAAAAAAGCTTTAGATGGCAATCTTGAAAAAGCCAACCGTTTCGAAACTCATGCAGGCATGGGTACTCCTGAAGCTAATAAGAATCCAGCAGTCGCTGCAGTAAAAGCTCATATTAGAGCTAGTAATTCAGTAAAATCCCCAGTCATGGGAGTTCATAATAATCTAGTAAGAGGTTCTGGAGACTCCATAGCTGGTGGCAAATCAGTAAGTAATGATAAGCGTAATATTTCTGAGGGTAAAACTCGTCATGAGAATGTTCTTTCTCAATTAAAATCAATGCCTAAGCCTAATCTTCCTAAAAGTGAAGATATGAATAAGATTGATCCTAAGTCTCACATGCCAGGGACGCTTCTCGACAAATCAAGCCCTGAGTACTTAGCTAAGAAAAGAATCTTACATCAAGGTCTTAGTAGGTGCTATGCGACTAAATTAGATAAATCTTCTGAGGGTCAACATAAAAAAATGCCAGCTTCACATGGTAAAAATCCTCCAACTGGACACGAAAAAGGTGTCCATACTACTGTGTCTTCTGAAGGTATTCCAATGTCTACATCAGCTGGTAATTCTAGTGCTGGTGGAGCTGTAAGATCAGCTAATGCTGCTAAAGAAGGAAAGTTATTTTATGGAAGCACCCATAATAAAGCTCCATCTGAGGATGCTTCTAAATATATGGATAGATCTAAGCAATTACATTCAGATAAGCTTAAAGAACTTAAAGCTATGCCTAAACCTAATCTTCCTAAATCAGAGCCTACTCAGAAATCGGAAGGCTTAAAAAAAAAGTCCAAAAATAGCTTAAAAAAAGAAGAATCTAGATTCCCTAAAGGTGCCGATGGCTTAACCGCGCTTCAACGCGCTTTAAAAGCTAAAGCTGATCGAGATGAACTTAATCGTCCACATCGTGAAAAAGCTGAAGCCGAGGCTAAGGTAAAAAAGGAAGCAGAAGCTTCTAGGCGTAAAATGCATTTAGAGTCTCTTCTTCCTGAGAATATTAAACTTGATGCTCCTAAATATGTAACCGTTGATCAGCATTTTAATTCTACGGTTAACGGTAAACCGAATCCTCTTCATGAACGAGGTCAAAAGACTTTGCAGTATATTGATGACGCCAAGGCTTTAAATGAATATCATGGCAGAAATGTAATAACTGGAGTCCACAACCAACCAGTAAAAGAGTGGGGAAGTCATACATATCTTCTTCATCCAACTGGACAAATGGATTTCATGCATTCAGATTCTGATACTTCTGATTCAAGAGGCAAATTGTAGATGTCAAAGAATAATGGTAAGGGTAAAATTGAAGTAGTTGACGAGTGTGCTGATGAATACGTTCAGAATACTCCGCCTATTTTTATCTACTCTAGCTTTGAAGAGTTCTGGTATTCATGCATTAAAGGGCAAGACTACTTTCTCATGAATTCTGCTAAGGAACACTTACGGGCTTTAGGTTGGTATGATAATCAATCTAAGTGGCTTGAAGGCGTAAAACACTTCGGTATACCTATCGAGAAAAGTAAAAAATAAATGTTATTAAATGTAAGTAAAATCAACGACTTATCGTATAAACCTAATAATAGTTTTGTTACTTATTTTAATATTTAAGGAGATTATCTCATGGCTTATAGCATAACCCTTCCTTCTGGGGCCGTCTTAATTCAACCCGACAGCTCTATTGATGTTTTTGTTGCTAACAACCCTGGTGGTGTAGCGACTTCTGGTATCATAGCTTTGGTTGGCGAGGCAGATGAAGGTGATTCTTGGGTTCAAGACTCAGCTAATGGTAAAAAAGCCTCAGATAACTCATTTGGACCTACCGATATCAATAAAGTATTAGCTCGTTATGGTTCAGGACGTCTCGTAGATGCTTTCCGTGGTCTTATGTCACCTGCTTCTCAAGGTATCAATGGTTCCCCTAATCGTGCAATCCTGATCAAAACTAATGATTCTAGTAAGGCTCAATTAACTCTTGTTCATGGCGTTTCTAAAGCTAAACGTGGTGGACTTGCTGGTAATGATATCATAAATGCCATCACTTCTTCTAATCGAGAACAAGCAGCCTCAACTCAAGCCTTTTCTTATGTTCCTTCATCTTCTGGTTCTAGTATGGCTTTTCGCGTTAATGGCGGAGCTAAGCAAGTATTGGCTATTTCTGCGAATACAATCCCTTCTGCTTTAGCAGCTACTCTCACTTCTATGTCTGGCATTAACGTAGTCGGCGGCGTTAATCGTAACGCTATCGCTTCTTTAACTGGACAAAACATCGAATTAGATCTTATATCTGGTCAAAACGTAAGCATTAAATTGGCCTTGGGTCAGTTATTCTCATCTGCTCCACAAGTTGGCGATACTGTTCGTATCCCTTCTGGTTCAGTTATTCAAGGTGCTTTAGCTGCTAATGTCGGCTGGTATTTAGTAACTGGAGTATCTAACAATATTTCAGACGCCTCAATCACGGCTAAAAAAATAACTTCAGGTGCTCCAGTAGCGGTTGCTGCGGTTGCAATTACTGCCACTCCTAATAACGATTTAATCAATTACAGCTATATGCGTATTGATAACGAAAGCGGAACTAATAGAAACGTATTAGTCTCTCTTGTCGGTCAAAACATTAAAGCAGATGCAATCCTTTCTTCTTTATCAATTTCTTTATCTGCGGGTCAAGTATTTGGTGGTAAACCAGCTGTTAATGATTTAATGTACATCCCTTCTGGTTCAGTAGTAGCAGGCGGCTCATCTGAGAATGTTGGCTGGTATCAAGTCGTTACGGTTTCAAACTCAACTACTTCAGCTTCTATCAAGGCTCAACGTCTTTCTAATGGTTCTCCTGTATCTGTATCGGCTATTGCAATTTCTGCAACAAGTGATGTTTCAATTAGTGATCCACAAATCGCTGGTTTAGGTAAGGCTTTAGAGATTTACGATAATGCTGGTGCAGTAAATATCAATACAGAATTTAAAAACTTAGGTGTTGATTCTCCGGCTTCTTGGCTTGAGACTTTAATGGTTTCTTCTTCTGAACTTAAAAAGACTTTCTCTACTTCTAAAGACGGCACGAATACTCAAGAGTCATTCGTAGTCGGTGGCGATATCATGATGACTTTGGGTTATGATGGCACAACTGCAAGCGCTACTATTGGCTTAGTTGGTGATATCTTAAAACTGCAAACAAATGTTGTAGCTGGATCAGGCTCTAATTTAGATATTGATTTATCTAAAATTGCCACGATTGGACAGCTAGTTTCTAGGATCAATCAGAACCCTGGCTATAAAGCCGCAGCAGCAAGTGTAGCCGCTGGTCAGCAATCTCCATATAACTTAGATCAGATGACATTCTCAATCGCTTCTAATCTACAAAATATGGCTGGAAGAGTTAAAAATGACTTATGGGCTTTAACTAAATCTGCTAAAGGTTTGGCTGGTTCAGTTCTTATCTCTTATTCTCCTATCGCTACGGCAGGTCTTCCAGAAGATAAGGCTCCGTCTTATTTATCTGGCGGCGCAAAAGGCTCAACCACTGGTTTACAGTTTAGTAAAGCCGTTGATGCGCTCCAAGCCGTTCGTTGTAACTTCGTGGTTCCATTAGTATCTCAAGATGCTTCTGCGGATATCTTAACTGGTGACACCGAATCTGCCTCTACTTATATGGTTGATGCAGTTAATCAAGCTTGTAAAGCTCATGTGCTCTCTATGTCTACTGCTAAAGTTAAGCGTCATAGAATCGCCGTGGTTTCTAAACGTGGCACATTCTCTGAATGTAAGACATCAGCTCAGTCTATGGCTTCTTTCCGAGTATTCCATCCGTTTGAAGATGTTAATGATTTAAGCGCTTCTACTGGTAATATTCAAACATATCAGCCTTGGATGGCTGCTGTTAAAGGTGCTGGTATGCAAGCCGCTGCTTCTTACCAAGGTATCTTTGGTCCTAAGAGAGTAATCAATATCTCTGCTGCTAGCCAAGCCGCTGGTGACTTTGATAATGAAAACACTTCTGATATCGAAGATGCATTATTAGCTGGTTTAGCTCCTATCGTTAAAAACGAAAATGGAACATTCAGCTGGGCTTCTGATCAAATGACGTATAGCCTCGACAATAGCGAAATCTACAACTCTATGCAAGCCGTTTATATCGCGGATTTAATGGCGTTAAGCTTAGCTGAGAGCATTAAGAAGGCTTTCATCGGTGATAGCGTAGCAGATGTTACTGTTGGTGCTGTGGAGAGCTTTATCAAGGCTAAAATGGCTGAATTCAAAGGTCTTAAATGGACTGTCGGAACCAACCAATTCCCTGCTGGTTGGAAATCTATTTCAATCGACATTAGCGGATCTGTATTAACAATCGAAGTGTGTGCGATTGAAGCAACTACTATTAAGTTTGCTCCAATCAGTTTACAAATTGAAGGCATCAAGTCTTCAAGTGCTGCATAATTAAATAAGGAGTTATAATGGCTGATCAAAAAATATTTCACGGTGCGAGAGCACAGCTGATTGTAAATGGTAAAAAAGTTGGAGTTTTTAGTGACGTTTCTTATGGCGTAAACTACGACGTACAGCCTGCATTTATCCTTGGTCGTTACTCAGCGGCAGAACTGACTTATGTCGGACAAGACGTGGTTTCAGTAAGTGCTACTGGATTTAGAGTAATTGATAACGGCGCATATGTTGCGGCTTCAATGCCTAAACTTCAGGAATTGATGGGTCACAATGAAATATCTATTGAGTTATTTGATAGACAGTCAAATAAATCCGTACTGTCAGTCATTGGAGTTAGGCCTGTGTCGTGGAGTTCCGGGCAACAAAGTCGGTCGCTTAGCACGTTCTCAGTTCAATTCATGGGTCGCTTAGCTTCTGATGAATCAGGCGTTAACGACGAAGGCGCTGGAGCTTCTACTATCACTTCTGGTACGTAATCAATATTCAATCGTTTAATTGGTAGGCTAGAGTAATATCTAGCCTTTTTTTATAAAATCATCGTAATATTTGCATATAACGGATGAGTAATATCTACCACTTCTATTAAATCATTGTCTCTTCTATGGTATAAATGTAATTTACTTCCCGTTAAATCTTCTAATCTCATTCCGATCATAAGTCTTAACATAGTAAAACTAAGTCCTTTTTCAGTACGTTCGACTCTAGCATAGGCTAATTTTTTATCATCTTTTTTAAAAATTCCATTAAACGAATTTTGGAACCATTTTTCTGTTATTAATATTTCTTCTCTACCAAGTTTCATGATATCTCCCTAAAAAAGAGGAGTGTTTCCACTCCTCAGAAGGCTTTCACACCTTTAGGCTTATGCCCCCAAAATAATCTCATCGATGAGATTGTAATTATTCTACGACTTCAACTTTTAAAGAATCAAGAAAACCGATTAAACTAGAGAAATTACAACCGCCGCTGCCATCTACTGAACTATTGATACCAATAGCGTATCCAGTATTAGGCTCAATCAATGGGCCACCAGATTGACCAGGGTACAAGAAGGCACGACCATATAATTGAAACTCATGAACGCCTACGAATTGAACTGGAGTAACGAATGGAGCTGCACCGTAAGGAAATCCTACGGAAATTAACTGACCATTATTCATCATTGCGATTCGAATAATATCAAGTAAGTCTTTAGCGAATGGCGTAAACTTAACTTTTCTAAACTTTGAAAAATCACCAATTAGTAATCCAGTATCGCCTAGACGATTTATACCTACGGCTTTAGCCGTTACAGACGTATCTCTAGCCGTAGGAGTAACCATACCTTCGCTTTGAGAAGAAATGAAAATCTCGATATCTTTTTTATTAATGCCGTCTTCACCCTCTAAACAGTGACCTGCAGTGATGGCGTATTTATCCGATACTACGAATGCGGAACAAAAAAACTGACCTTCTTCTTGTACGCTGCCTAAACCAACCATGGACTTAAGCTTTTCCATTTCAGTCGGCTTACCAGTATGGAGTCGAATCACTGCTGGAAGTGTTTGATCCTCGCTTTGTTTGTTATTCTCAGACAACGAATAAGGCGGTAAATCTTTTACCATTTCATATGAACTCATATACTTTCGACCGAATACATCCGAGCCCATCATATAAGCAGCTAAGCCTAATACGACAACGAGAAGGACTCGAAGTACATTATCTCCCAATAATTTACTAACCATTTTACCCAACTTACCCATTATTTACCTCTTCTAGCTCTTTCGTAGCTATTTGTTTAACTTTGTTTAAAAACTCTTCTAATGTGCCTTTATTTTCGATGACGTAGTCGAATGTTGCATTATCGAGGTTGCACTCTGACGGGTCCGTTGATTCTGTTTTGTCGAATCGATTGATACGGACGGTTACAAATTTATCCGTGTTATTATCGATAGCCATTTTAGTAGCTGCTACCTCATTCAAATAACGCAAATCAGATATAACAACTAATTGTTTACCACTATCTTTAGCTGATTGAATAGCCTTCTCAACCCAATAGTCTGGATTAGCTGATCGCTTAGTAGATCCTTCAGCGATGCACAGGGCCCGGCGATTCCAGTAAAGCCCCTTAACTTTACCTTCTTGCATAGTAATCATTCTGCCATCATCCTCGATTTCAAAATGCAATGGTCGATTCCCATCCAAAGTTCTGAATTCACGAAACATGAATTTATTGAAATTTACTGCAAATTCATCTTTGCAATAAACTGGCATATCACGAAGAGGGGCTTCCTTACCTTCTTGAGAATGAAGATCTGAGAGTCGAATATTGAAATCTCGTGCTACGTTTTCCTTTAAAGGATCAGCATATGCCACACGAGAAAAGCCGAACTCCTTAATGAGAAGTTCGGCAGCTGTATCTTTACCAGATTTAATTTTTCCACTAATACCTATAATAAGCATCTAATCTCCTATTTTAAAAATAAACTAAGCGCGTATGCGACGATAATGGCATCAATAAAGCCAGCTGCGTACCAAACCAATTTATTATCTAATAAATTGGTCAAGAAGCGAGTCAGCTTATAACGGAACGATACTTTCATATCTTCAGGAGCAATATCAAATTCTTGGTCAAATTCGTCCATAAACTCATCGCCATAGACTTCGGACATTTCTTCTCTATTCACAATCCCCTCCAAGGAATTCGTCGTCAGCTAAATCGCATTCGACATTGTTTATTACCATCTCTTCAAACATTATATCATTATAATAGATGCCGTCAATAGTAAAATCTGTTTCTTTACTATTTTGAGACTTTCGGTATTCAATCGTCGCAGCTACCTTGGCGTATTCCTTAGCGCTTTCTTTTTTAAGGAAACTACCAAAGATGTGGCCATTAAATCTCATAATACGCCATTTATTAGCTTTAAGATCAAAGCCGACATAATACTCTATGGTTCTCGTAACTCTTTCTAATTTAGACAGAAGCTTAGTTGGCTTTTCCATTTATATAGATTATATCATATTTGACAAAATGCAAGAATTATTAGCTATAGTCTTATTATGATTCACAAGCCTTACATTCATCGGCGCTTTGGTACGATTGAGTCTTGCTACCATTAAGAGCTGTCTCACTTCTTAAGTAATATAGCCCCTTTAAACCCTGTTTCCACGCCTCTAAATGAACCTCATGGATGTACTTGGCTGATGCATTAGAATTAAAGAACAAGTTTATAGACTGACCTTGATCAATGAATCTTTGCCGCTGCGAAGCCATTTTAATTAAAGTATGCTGATTCAATTCTCGTGCCGTCAAAAATACAGACTTTTCTTCTTCCGAAAGCTGTTTGATGTTTTTTATAGAGCCGTTATCCTTGATAATCTGAGCCCACACCTCGACAGTATTAACTTTTTTAGAGTCAAGAAGTTTTTCTAAGTCTCTATTCTTCTTTATGAATGTGCCTTTAGCTGATTTAAGTGAGAAGCAATTAGACGATATCGGCTCTACTCCAGCAGAAATGCCCCCAGATATAATAGAATTACTTGCGGTTGGTGCCACAGCCATACGATGTGTATTCCTAAGCCCAGTACCTTTACACCATAAAGGTTCGCCGTATTCCTTAGCTAAATCTTGAGACGCAAGTCTTGATTCGTCATCTATGAATTTGAATATTTTTGAATTTATCATCATGGCTTGAAAACTGTCCATTTCAATCATGTTAGCTTGTAGATAAGAATGATATCCTAAAACTCCAATACCTATGGCTCGACCCTTTTCTGCAGATCTTATGGAAGATTCAAAGCCGCTTTTATGCTTTGCTTTACGGATGTATTCAGATAATACTCCATCTAAGAACCAAGTAGCTAGTTGAGGGAGAGACATCCCATTCTCAAACTTAAAAGAATACCATTCGTCAAATTTGTCTAAATTAAGAGACGAAAGGCAACATACGAAGGTATGATCCTCGTCTGTATGTAAATAGATTTCATTGCATATGTTTGATGTTTTGATGTTTAGATTATTATTTTTATAAGCCAGACCTTTTTGCTTTTCTACATTATCTGAAAAGAATAAATAAGGCTCGCCATTTTCGACTCGTTCCTTTAATGTCTCAAGCCATAGATGCTGATTAGTTTTATTACCAGTCAGCATATCATTTAAGAAGTTATCGTCAATGCATGCTCCAATATTCATACTTCTAGCTCGTCGATTATGATCACCAGTAGCTCTCCTGATCTGAATAAATTCTTCATAATCTGGATGAGTAATAGGAAGATAACAAGCAGATGCACCTTTGCGAGTCCCGCCCTGACTAACAGCTAGTGTTGTAGTCTCTAGTACTTTAATCCAAGGAATAATGCCTTCAGATTTACCGTTGCCAGTAATCTCCGAGCCACGGCCCCTAACATCACCTATGTAAATGCCGACTCCAGCGCCGTTTTTTGATAACATAGCTAGTTCGTGATTTTTTTGAAATATTGAATCAACGGAATCACCGAGGGAAATACTATTGCAACTAATAGGTAGCCCTCGTTCAGTCGCGCAATTACTCCAGATAGGCGAAGCCAAGCATAGCCAGTTATTCCAGATAGCCTGAAAGAATAAATCTCCAAGATGGGGATTATTAAGCTCATTAGCAACGCCTCTAGATATTCTAGTGATGGCACCCTTAACAGTCTCTCCTTCTAAAAGATAACCCCTAGAGAGCGTATTCAGAGAATCTTCATTTACCCATGCAGGAATTTCGCCAGCTTCTTTTAGTTCCATTAAAGTCATTCAAATACCTCGTTCCAATCTTGTATTCCTTTAGAGTAGGTCGAGACCCGACCACTGAAAAAGTCCTGATGCCCTAAGTTGCTATTTGAGAGTACATCAAACCACTGCATTCTGTCCAATGATTCCTTATTAACATTTTTCCAATTCTTAGGGAAACCCATTTCGACTAACTTTTCATTACATTTATTCCTGATGAAGTTCTTCATATCTGATAAGGATAAGCCTTCGATATCACCTAATTTAAAGGCTTGTTCTAAAAAAGCATCTTCTAATTCAATAGTTAGTCGTGCAGCCTCTAATACCTTTTCATTAAAAGCTTCTGTTTTAATCTCAGGATTTTCTTTCATTAAAATATTAAATAATTCGATACCTGCCTTAGAATGTAAAGTCTCGTCAGCAATAGAAAATGCTATGATTTGTCCTACGCCTTTTAGCTTATTAAAACGGCTGAAGTTAAGAAGTACGGCAAAGCTGCTGAATAGATTTACGCCTTCATTGAATCCAGAAAAGATAGCTAGCGACAAAGCCATCTCTTCTTTAGATTTACCCTTAGTTTTCATTAAACGCTCGATCTTAGCCTTTGCCGTAGGTTCCTCAAGAAAGCTCTTATAGTTTTGAATGCCTAATGATTCTTCTAGATAAGAATATGAAGCCGCATGGATAGATTCAAATGCTGAGAAGGTTGTAGCCATCATCTGAATCTCAGGCTTTTTGAAATTACGAGCTACTTTTACCCAGTAATCATTACCGATAAAAATCTCCGATTGAGTAAATCCTTTAAGGACTGACCCGATCAAATGTCTTTCTTTATCACTCAGAACTATTTTCCAGTCATTAATGTCACTAGCCATAGATATTTCACTATGTAGCCAGTGAGCTGATTGTTGCTTTTCCCAAAAATCATAGAATATTGGATACTCGAACGGTCCATATTCCATCCTAGGCACTAGAATCCCCATAGATCTCCTCTGTATTAAAATGTATTATTTATTGCTATTGCGATATCGTTCCCATAAGGAACGCTTAGTACGATTGGCTGCTGATATATCAAATTTAAGTAGATGTTGTTCAAATTCTTTAACTACGTTCATTGCTTCTTCCTCGCTGCTGCATGGTACATCTTTTCTGTACTCGATCTCGATAAAACGACCGATTTCTCTCATCGACTTATTGTAGCATATATAGAATACCATATCCACTTTTTCATAAAAATAAATACTGCAGTACTTATGTACGCTAAAATTCTCGGTAAATCCAAACGCGCTACAAAATCCCTTAACTAGTAAGCTAAGTAATTTCTTAGGCGTATTCCCGCTCAAAGGAACATCATACTCAATTCGGCTATTATTGTTCGTGTCTTTTTTCTTAATCTTAATCGTTAACTCAGGAGTATTGCCTTGTCGATACCTGATAAATTCAAATGGCAATCCGTCGCCACTGAAATAAGTATCCCAAGAACTAACTTCTTTGTATTCTATTGGATTTAAACTCTCAGCCATTTCATTGAACTTCTCAAGACTAACATCGTCAGCCATATACTTGAATTCAATTTCATTGACTTTGATATCAAAAGCATCCATTAGTTTTCCGTCCTGATAAAATCACGAGTTAATCGCATGAATGTAATCATACCATTTCTTTTCTTAACCTTCAAGGTTAAAGAGGTTTTACCCTCGCCTTTAATCTCTTGACCAGTAGTAATAGGCATCCCGTTAACTTCGATAATGATATCACCAGACTGTAATCCAGCCAAATCAGCTGGATATCCAAAGCTAACCATTAAAATCTCGACTACGAATCGCCCATCAACGAAATGATCACGGCTCGTAATTCCAATACCGTAATAGCCTTTATCTGAAGGAATCTCTTCACTATTCCCATCTTCTTCTTTAGGGATAATATCGGACGTTATTTGATTAGTATCAGAGTCGCCCTTACTTTCAACCGTAATTTCAATAGAATCTTGTTTAATCGGCTCAGTCTTGTCAAGTGATATAAAAGCTGCCAAATGCAACATAATTGATATGGTTAAAAATAAGTAAAGCTTAGACATTTACGCCTTTTCAATTATGGACGGTTTTACCTTAAGATCTGTCAATTCTTTAGTCAGTCTTTCTATCTGCTTTTCCTGCTGCTCTTTAATGGACCCAGTTACATAAGTTTTCATTACGGTTTTCTTGCAATGGCTTAGGATATCCAACTTCAATTCTATGAGCTTTTTGATTTTATCCATACGTCTCCAACTCATACAGAATAGCATAATATTACGAAAATACAAGCGATTATTTATTAAGTAAAATCAACGACTTAAGTCAAAAACTTAATATTGTCTATGGGTTAGGCTAGGAGAATTTTAATGAACGAACGGAATTGGCAACAATACGGTCCAGCTGTAGTTACGGCTAATGGTGATGATAATGGCTACATTTCGGTAGCAAACACCTTCGGTCTGTATGTCAAAATGAAGGTAGCTTTAAGTTCTTCTACACAGACTACTCTAGATCTTGAAGTAAAAGAAGTCACGTCAAAAACTCAGGTCAGATTAGGTCCTATCGGGACATCCATAAATGATTACTTTAAGCTAAGTCTATTCCTTGTCGCTGATGGGGCTTCCATTAGAGCTGCTTATCAAAGCATGCGTCAGATCGACCCTAAAGATATCGAAAACGCAACATATTCTCGTGAACCAATTGTGGCCAAGAGAAGTATATTAGTTGATAAATATGGCGAATATCTTGAATTCCCCCTTCCTGTTCAAGTCGAAGGCGCAACCTTTGAAATTACAGGCGGGCTTCGCGTAGATATGGATGGCTTCGACGCCACAAATCCAGACTCCGTAATGATTACGGGCTCTAGCGATGGTACGAAAACTGGCATCAAACGTGGCGTCATAATTACATCTGCCAATGCTATGAAAGTAGACGGCTCAGCAGTAGTTCAACCCATCTCAGCAACTACTCTTCCATTACCAACAAATGCAAGTACAAGTACTCTACAAACTGTTGCCAATACTATTTTAAGTTCTATTGATTCAAAGTTAACCAGCCCAATAGCCGTCACTGGTACGGTTAACGCCACTAATCCTTCTGTATCTACTACTGGAACTCCAATTCCTGCGTCAGCGACTATGGTCGGAGGATCAGACGGAACCAATCTACGCGCATTTAAGGTTTCGTCTACTGGTGTCTTATCAGTTGACGGATCTGCGACTACTCAGCCTATTTCAGCAACTACTCTTCCATTACCAACAAATGCATCTACTAGCGCTTTGCAAACCACTGGTAATACCTCATTAGCAAGCATTGATTCTAAACTTACTTCTCCTCTAACTGTTTCCGTTAATAATTTCCCAGCTACTCAAGCCGTTACTCAAAGTGGGATATGGTCTACGGGTAGAACTTGGACATTAACGTCTGGAACCGATTCCGTATCTTCTGTTCAATCAGGAACATGGAATGTCAATATTACAAATACTTCTATCCCCGTAACTCAAGGAACCTCTCCGTGGGTAGTTTCTGGAACAATAACCGCAAATCTTGGAACTATTGCAGGTGTTGCTACTGAAGCGACGCTTTCTGCTCTCAATACTAAAATACCATCTGGATTAACTGTAACCGCGACTAGACTTTTAGTTGATAGTAGCGGAGTGGTTCAACCTATCTCGGCTACTGTTTTGCCATTACCTAGTGGGGCATCTACTTCAGCTAATCAAACTAATGGTAGTCAAAAAACTCAGTTAGTTGATGGATCTGGCAATGTAATTGGCTCTACTAGTAATGCTTTAGATGTAAATATTAAATCAGGTATTACTTTAAACGTATCTTTAGATCATACGACTGATAATATTTTAATCTATGGTAATGACGGAACCACGGACAGAAAAATTAAAACAAATGCTTCTGGTGAAGTGTCTGTAAACGTAATCAGCTCAGCCCTTCCCACAAATGCATCTACAAGTGCCCTGCAAACTACAGGGAATACGAGTTTAGCTAGTATCGACACTAAAACTCCTGCACTTGGACAGGCGTTGGCTGCTAGCTCAGTTCCCGTGGTTCTAACTGCATCCCAATTAACTACTTTAACTCCTTTATCAACTATTACTGCTAATATTGGGACTACAAATGGCTTAGCATTAGATACAAGTGTTAATAGTCTATTAAAACCCTCTTCTACATTAGCAGCAGTTACCACTTTAGGGTCTATCACTAGCACTGTTAATATAGCTGCCGCATCTTTACCTTTGCCATCTGGAGCCGCTACAAGTGCAAATCAAATCTCAGTTATAGGCTCATTAACGGGTGGGACTAGTGCAACGAATTCATTATTAACTGGTGGAGTATTTAATACCACCTTACCTACTCTGACCAATGGTCAACAAGCAGCTCTTCAATTAGATTCTTCTGGCAGACTACTCGTAGATATTGGTTCATCTGTATCTTTGAGTCAAAACGTGGCTCAGTTTGGCGGAAACAATGTAGTTACTGGTACAGGAGCAAGTGGATTAGGTATCCCAAGATTTACTATATCAAACGATTCTAACATTCTTTCTACCCAATCAGGTACTTGGAATATAACAAATATTTCAGGAACCGTTTCTCTTCCTACTGGAGCAGCTACATCTGCTCTACAAACTACTGGTAATACTTCTTTAGCGAGTATTGATAGTAAATTAGTTGATGGCTTTGGCGTAGCAACGGCTGCATTAAGAGTTGCTGCTATTCTCGGTAACGCTTCTGGAGTAGCAGATTTTGGTGCAGGTACAACCTCTGCTCAGACCCAAAGAGTCGTATTCCCTACGGATCAAACCGCAATCCCTGCAAAATTACAAGACGGATCTGGGAATGCGATTACATCTACAAGCGGAGCCTTAGATGTAAATATTAAAGGCGATGCTATACAGATTGAAACTGGTATTGCTGATAAAACCGCATTTACTTATGGAACCAGCGTTCAGCAACCTGTTGGCGGCGTATTCCAAGATACGGCTCCTTCATTAACTGCTGGCACCACTGGAGCCCTAAGGCTTACTGCTCAGCGTGGTTTACATGTTAATTTGAGAGATGCTTCTGGTGTAGAGATTTCTCCAGCTACGAGTGCATTGCAAACCACGGGTAATACTTCATTAGCGTCAATGGATACTAAAACCCCTGCTCTTGGACAAGCCTTAGCAGCAGCATCAGTTCCTGTTGTTTTGACAGCAGCTCAACTTACGACGTTAACTCCTTTAAGTACTGTAACCGCTAATATCGGTACTACAAACGGCTTAGCATTAGATACTTCTGTCAATTCATTATTGAAACCAGCAAGCACTTTAGCTGCCGTTACGAGCTTGACTCAATTTAATGGTAATGCCATTTCTACTAATACTGGGGTAAGAGATTCTGGTACATTACGCGTAACCGTTGCTACTAATGATTTAGTACCTATTAGTGTTGCGACTTTACCATTACCAACAGGCGCATCAACTAGTGCCTTACAGACGACAGGGAACGCTTCATTAGCTACTATTGCTACTAATACTACGATGACGGCTCAGGGAGCTGCAACTGCAGGTTTAACTGGTGAATTATCTTTAGGCGCAACAACTACTGCGGCTCCGACTTACACGACTGCCACCAGTAATCCTCTTTCGTTAACAACTGCTGGAGCATTAAGAACTGATTCGTCAGCTACGGTTCAACCTATTTCTGCGACTTCACTTCCTCTTCCTACTGGTGCAAGTACCTCTGCGAATCAAACTAATGGTAATCAGAAAACTCAATTAGTAGACTCCACTGGCGCTAATATTGATACTTTAAATTCTGGTACAGGATTAAACGGTTTAAATGTTGTCCAAACTGCTACCCAATTCGTTTTATCCTCTGTAAATTCTACAACCACTCAATTAGCGGCGTCAGCTACTTTTACTGGTTTAATAGAGACGGTATTTAACCAACAAACAATTTCATTATTATTAACTTCCGATCAGCCAGGTACGTTTCATATAAAACAATATATTGATCTTGCTGGCACTAGGATCGTAAGCGATTGGGTATTCTCGATAGCTGCTGGAGTCCCTTTTTCTCGTGCGTTCTCCGCTAATGGTAATTATTTCAATTTAACATTTCAAAATACAGGTGCATCAGCTACGACTACTCTTAATATTAATACTGCTTATGGAACTCTACCAGCAGTTACTAATTTAGGGTACTCTCCAATATCTATAAATGAAGTCAATGGTTCAATGCTTTCTCTGGGTCAGGCCACGATGTCAGCATCCTTACCTGTCACCTTTGCTTCAAACCAATCAACTCTTCCTATATCTATCGGAGCCTCGACTACTGCTACATATACCGCAGTAATAACGAGTGTTGCCGCCGTTGCCGCAGCAACTGATATATTCACGATAACTGGCTCAGCTACTAAAACAGTGAGAATAACTAAAATCGCTATTTCTGGTACTTCTACCAGTGGCGTTAGAACTTCTGTTGTAGTCATTAAGAGATCTACGGCTAATACTGGAGGGACTTCAACTACTCCAACTGCTGTTCCTCTAGATTCTACTAATGCAGCAGCTACTGCCGTTGTTAGATCATACACTGCTAATCCTACTGTCGGTACATCAGTAGGATCTGTCAGATCTGCAAAAATGGATTTTCCTACTACCGCGACTACGAATGGTATTCAACCGTTTGAATTTATGCTCGGTGGTGAAGCTGGTCAACAGCCTATAACTCTGAGAGGCACTACTGAGGTGATAGCGATCAACCTTAATGGTGCCACAATAACTGGTGGTTCGTTCGACCTATATATTGAATGGACTGAGGTGTAATATGTTAAATTCGACATATAAGCCAGTAAAGGTAAGTGATTTCGAAGCAAGTAAATTAAATTTTAATGGAATCGGAGTGTCTGCGACATGCGCTCCTAATGCGGTAACTAATATTGATTACAAGCTTCTTGATGATTGCTTAATTACTGGCGGTAGAGTTATTATTGTAGGCGGTAAATTTGGGGATAAAATAGATCTTGCAATCGTTGATACCGATAACATTATGGGATATGGTGCAGGATTTGTCTTAAATAAATTCGTGTCAGGTTGGCTTGTTGCCAATGGTGATTCTACCTTTCCAGTAGAAGTGCCATATCCTGCGAAGGTATACGGTAATCTTTACCTGAGAGTCGTATATACATCAATAAACACCGCCTCCTCTTCTTTCGCAATTAATTACAATTTACACAAGGTATTAGTATAATGAAAACATTTATAATCGGCTATTCAAGATCTAGAAGTCCATGGAAAATAGGCAGTAAGATGATCCAAGAGGGTGAAAAAAGAGATTATTCTCACGTCTATATAAGACATACTTGCTCAATAAGCGGAGTGGAAGTCGTATCTCAGGCTTCTCATGGGTACGTTAATGAAGTAAGCTATGAGATATTCAAAGAAGATAATATCATAGTTGAAGAGTATTTAATAAAATGTACTGATGAAGAGTTCGTAGATATAATTACGTTTATTCAACAAAACAAAGGCAAAGAATACGATAGACTTGCTATTCTCTTAATAGGGATTAAAAAAGCATTCCACTTCGAAGTTAACGTAAGGAACAGAGATAAAGAATTTATCTGCTCAGAATTCTCTATGAGAGTTTGTAGGGTAGCTAAAATAGATGTACCGAAGGAGCTTGATTATATCACTCCCTCGGATTCAAATAAGATTGTCCAAGATTTATTAAAATCTCATCCAGAAGTTTGTTCAGTTATTGAGCTGTAACGTCATCCAATAAGACGTTGCCTTTGAGTTGGAATAAGTCCGCAACACTAACTAAAGCGCTAGACGCACCTAATTCTGACATCTTGATCATTGGCATATCAATCTCAAGACTTAACGCATCAGCCAATTCAGCCTCTACCCGTACTTTTTCTTCTGGAGATAGTTGAATATTGCCAGCTTCGTCGGGGACCAGTTCGCCTTTATCGTCTTTAACTCCTGCGTCACGAATTGACTTAAGCTTAGCCTCTTCAAATCGTTTAATCTCTGCCTCTAGTTTATCAGTGATAGCTGAAAGCATAAGGGCGGTTCTAATAGGCAGCTTTTGACTGTTAAGCTCTCGAAGAGAACTCTGGAATTCTGGGCTCATGATTTTACTTAGTTTCACTAATGATCTCCTTTATTTAAGTCATTATCTTAATCTTGTTATATCTATAATATAGTATCAAAACAGTACAGTCAAGAGGTTTTATGAAAAATATTAGAAAATGGTTTACAGCCTTATTAGCTGAGCAACAAGGTCAAACTATGCCATCCATGACTCGTTTTTTATGCCTTATATGCGTTTTAATGGCGTGTACGATAGCAGGCGTATGTCTTTATAAAGGCACTAGCCTTGATTCTGCATCGGTTATCTGCTCGGTATTCCTTGGCGCAGGCTTAGGATCTAAGGTATTGCAGAAGAAGATCGAAGTAGATGGACAAGTAGCGGCTCCAAAAGTAGAAGAAACTGAACCAGAAGAAGAGAAATAGCTACTATTTGTTACTATTCTGTGTTACGATAAACCATGCTTTTAGAGGCTATCCTATTAGGACTATGTACAAATGTTGGACACTGTAATGAGCTGTCCAATCAATACTTTTATTACAATCCAGCTATTGAGATCAGAGCTAACGAGTTGTCTGATATGGCCAAGAAAAGGGCTGAGTCGGTTTTAGGTCCTAGAATGATGAATGGATTGGTCCCGTTCGTAGCTTTGTTAGCTAAAAGAGAAGCAACTATCCCATTTTTCAATAACCAGACCGTATTCTTTAGATTTAAGCCTACCGAATTAGGCGTAATTTATTCCTATAATTTCTAATAATATCAGCTATTTATCTCAAAATCGTAATATTCATTTTATGGCTATTGCCATGTCCTTTATCTAATAGTTGCAATGACTACATTCTAATTAGGAGCCATGATGGTGAAATTACCTTCAATATATAAAACCGTTACGATTGATTGCCTTGGTGATGTCACTAAGCAAAGATGGACTGGTTCGTTCGAAGTCAAGGCTATCCTATCTAATGCTGATCGATTCGAAATCGAGAGGATATACTCTAAGTTGATGCCAGTCGGTACGACTCCTTCTGAGGAGCAAAAAATCGAAGCAAGTACTATCGCTGAATTAGCGGTAAGAGTAGCTAGTGGACCATCTTGGTGGGATTCGACTCGTGGCGGTCAGCTCATGGCTGAGATGAATCCTTTATATGATCTAATGCAAGAATGCTCTAAGGCTCAAAAGGCGTGGTCTGACGAAGTAGATAAAATGGCTGAAATGGGTGATGGGAATGTTATTCCTCCGCAATCTAATTAATATTAAGCGCATAGCTTATAAGAACATTAGAGAGGATTCTGTGGAGTTTTTCGTGGAAAAATGTTATAGATATTATTCTAAGAATTACCACACTCCGTTAGAAGAAGCTTATAAAGTCCCATCAGAACGAGTTTGCCAAGTTTTCATGGAAGACGAGATGCTTGAATACACCTCGGATCAAATGGAAGACGTATTAAAGACCATCAATAACAAGCTTGAGCCAGTACTCCAAGATATCGAAGACGAAGAATTGGCAGTCGTAGACGATGAGACTTGGATAGCTCAGCAGAACCTAGAACTTAAACGTGAAGAAGAAGCCAAGAAAAAAAAAGAGCTTGAGCAGTCTGATATTATAAAAAAGACTCACGAAGCAATTGCAGCTCTGACTAGTGATTTGAAGAGCATTAAGAAAGATATAGATGAGTAGTAAAGATATTATAAAGCAGATTTTAATCAAATTCAAAGGCGATAATACCGACCTTAAGAAATCCGTTGCCGATGCTCAGAAAGTTGTTTCAAATCTTAATAGAGGAACCAGCCTTAATCAACAATATGGAGCCATGGATAAATTCATTAAGAATATATCTAAGACTAATGAAAACCTATCTAAAACTTTTACCGTATTTCAAAAAGGCATGAAGGGCGTTCTTGAAGGCGACATGCAAAAGTTTGAAAAAAGGGCTGAGGCTCAATATAAAAGAATTCAAATATTACAACGTGAACTAGATAAAGCCAGTCAATCTGGGGATAGAGCTAGGGCGGGTAGGATTCAAGGTATCATGGGTTCAGCTAATCAGCGATTAAGCGGAGCAATGTCTGGATATAATCAGACTGCACAAGCTTTAGGCACAGAAGCTCAAGGATCTGCTGGAGGATTCATGAAGGGGATGGCTGGGGCTATGGGCATTCCCATGCTTGCTACTCCTGCAGCGGTCGGCGTTATAGCTGCTAAAGCTTTATCTTTAATGGGTAATAGCCCTGCACAAGCAATTTCGAACAATAGAGCTTTAGCCGATGTGTCTAGAGGATATTTTAAATCTGGAATGGGTGGAGATTTATCAACAGCATATACCATGATAACTGATCCTACTGCGGCGAAAAGAGCTAGGCATGCAGCTGGTACAGAAGGTAAGTTGTTTGATTTAGAGACTTATACTAATAATCCTTTAAAAACTATCGAAAATAGCATAAGAACGATTCTTACTACTTCCCCTCTTAATTACACTTCTGAGATGAAAAAACGTGCAGCTCAAGGCGCGTTGGAAAATTTTGAAAATATAAAGAACTCGAATATGAATCCAGAGAAGCTTAATTATTTAACTGGAGTTAATTCATCTAGACTTGCATTCCAAAGGCAGTTCGGTCTTAATGACTCTCAAAGGTTCAATATAGCTAATGAAGGAAGAGATCAGCTAATGTCAGAATCAGAAACTCAAGGGGTTTCTGGGGCTCTAAGAGATGCACTTGGGTCTAGGGCTGGATCTTTATCTGCTAGTCAGGCGGGTTTAATTCGTAAAAAATTCGGCACAGATTTAGGATTATCTACTTCTATGCTTGGATCGTTAGGAACTATTTCTGGCGGCGAAATTCCAAATGAAAATAAAACCATAGAAATAATGGGTAAAGCTTTCAAGCATGGGATAGAAGATTCTGCTTTAGCTGAAAAAGTAACCCAATACAGTATTCAAGCCATTGAAAAAACTGGAATGATGGGAGATCCTACCGCTAATATTAAGAGAATATCTGAACTTGCGGTAGCAATTAGTCCTAATGGACAAACTAATTCCAGAACCGTTGCTGGAGCTTTGGGCTTATCAGCATCCCAAGCTCAAGGAATGCAAGCGGGTGGAACTAGTCAATTAGTAGCTATGCAAGTTTTTAAAAAATTAGCAGCTCAAACTGATAATCCAGCATTAGCTCTTCCGATTCTATTAAAAGAATATTCACAAGATCCTGAAAAATTAAGAAACATAGGTAACGATCCGGCACTAATGGCGCTGGTTAAAAATAAAGATAAATTCGTTAAGAGTGCAAATAACTCCGTAACTGATATTTTAAGCGGTAATTTACAAATGTATGGAGTTAACGCTTCATCTATTTTTGATAGCTATATTAAGCAAGGAAAAACTCCTGAACAGGCTAGGCTTTTAACTTCCAATTACATAAGAGCAAGGGGTCCCGTATCCAATCTAAACCCAGAATCTTTAAGCGCCTATTCTACTTCTTTAATTGGACAGGATAAGTATAATGCTTTAAATCCTAATAATATCAAAGATTATCTTCCTGAGGTAATAGCTAAAAATAAAAGAATTAATGAATCGGTAACTGGAGAGATTGGTAAGAGTGCCATAACTCAAGAAGTGGTTTTAGATTCTAGTACCATAAATATGGATGCGAAAGTAATGGGAGAAACTGTTGCCGCCGCTGCTGCTGGCACAAAAGCTGGTCTCTCTTCTGGATTTCGAAATAATATTAAAAATGTTATAGAAGCCCTTCAGGGGCTTAGTGAATCTGTTCCTGAGTTTTTAGAAAAAAGTCCTCAATCTAGGGCAGGACAGTAATGAGCAAACCCTTTAGTATTGATATATCACCGAATTCTTCCGATAGTCACCAGTCTACTCCGTGGTGCTATATTCTTGCTTTGCCTTTTGTTAATCCACAACAAGATGGATTGACGCGAGAGAATTCGATGCTGACTGAAGATCTAATAATTGATAAAGACATTCTAATGGTTCAGACTCAAAGCAGTAAATCAGATTACCAGACATCTGCAAGTGTGGTCCTTGCCTCTGGGAGATATAATTATCAATCTAAGCTGAACCCCGGGGACCATATATTCATATGGATGGGTGATGATCTTACCAATCTCATAGCGCTTAAGGAAAACCTTAAAAATGGCGATAGCTGTAATGATAAAGAGTCTGGATTGAAGTTCTATGGCAGGGTTACATCTGTCAGGACAAATTACTCTACTCAGTCTACTGGAGTTAAAACTACGAGATATAATCTATCATTATCTGGATTTAGTGAATTTGGCGCTACTATATATTACAATCCTCTATTATATGATCCTTCTTTTGATGGCAAGTCTCAAGTATTTGCGGCTGATAACTTCATAGCGGGAGTATCCGCTAAGTGGAGATCTTTAATATTTCCCCTTAGTGGTGCCAAAACTGATGATTACCTATCTTCTCAATCATTTGTTGATTTCTTCATAGATGTATTCTTAGGAGAGGGTCCGAAAAGGAAAAAGGCTGGAAGTGTCAAGAAAACGTCAAGTACGGCTTTTTTAATTCCTAAAAGAGTTGCTGAAGTATTTGGAGCCGATTCTTCAGCAGTATACTTTTCTGACGTATTTTATAGATTGCTTGGAATTCAGAACACCGATGGATCTCAATATTATCCAATAGTAGATCAAGATCCTCAACGAAGTACCGTTTTTAAATCAAAAAATAAAGTAGTCGGCAACATGCTAACTCCTCCAGATTCATTTGATTCTACAATATGGTCATTAATTGATAACTATAAAAATGGAACCTTAAATGAATGCTATAACACTCTAAAACTTAATGTAGATGACACCATATCACCTCATTTTATATTGCGTCAGATCCCATTTAATACCGATAAGTATATAGCAGATACCTTTAGTATTAAAGGCAAGAATGGATTAAAAGAACAACAACAAATCAGCCACACTAAGTTCTCTACCTTGCCCATATGGAATATATCTCCGACTTGGCCCGTATATTCCTTTAATATTGGCAATTCAGATGCTTCTAGATTTAATTTCTTCTCTGTTTTTGCTCATTATACAGCAACAGATACTGCTGATCCGAATCTTCCAAAATTATGGGAACAGTATCAGTCAATCGCTGAAGGAAATTTAGAAGATTACGAAAGAGATATTGAAAGAAGTGGTCCAAGAAATATGATAACTACTGCTTATACTAATTTTATCAATTTTAATAATAAATTTGGACCAGCTACGTGGACCAGGATGATATCTGATTGGTACAAGAATGGTCACTTAAAGCTTAATGGGTCTATTAATTGTGCTGGAATATCTTTACCCATATGCGTAGGCGATAATTTACAGGTTGCGAATAAATTACTTCACATAGAAGCCGTATCTCACAGCTATACTCAGGATGAGAACGGAGGAAGCAGATCTTTTTCTAGTAGCATATCTTTGAGTAGGGGAATATCTGTTGATTCATCTTTAGATTCTAAAGAAATAAAAGATATACAGAATCAGTTTAGTTCTGGAATATCAAGTGAGAGCGAATAATGCGTAATAGATTAAGTGATGGAACCATTGTTGAATCTAATTTAGCGGTTAACACTCCGCATGCATTGACTCAGAGGTCTAAAGAATTTTTAAATAATAATGGGTCTTTGAAAATCGGTAATGTAATACAGATATTATATCCAGAAGATATTCATAATTTGAGTAAAAAATTAATAGAATACCATGTGGCTGTTTTAGAAAAGAATCTATACGGATCTTCTAATCTTAATATATATAATAATTGTGTAGTTAGTAACCTTTTCGGCTCAGCCAACAATAGCACTAATCATACATATCAAGCTAGAGATGATGTCAATACTAAAGGAGCATCTGTTCTTATTTTATGCGTAGGTGGCAATTCACAAGGCGGCTCTGCCATTATATTAGGCGGTCTTGATAAGACCGATACAAATTACATCCCCTCTGCTTCTGATGGCCAATTCTATGATTTTAATTTTAACGGAATAAACGTAAATATTAACAATGACGGCGAATATTCCTTAATATTCAATAGTAAAGTTGATATCAAGGGTAAAAAAGCTAATGAGCAGGCAGCTGGAACTAGCGTTAAGATTGATAAGGACGGAAAGCTCACTTTATCAGATAATGAAGGGCAATTCCTTTTATTTAATAGGGTAGACAAGATATCTACTTGGGGTAATGGCACCGAATCTATAAGCGTAGATAAGCAGAATCACACTATATCATTGATCTCGACAGATAAGATTAGTGTCAATTCTAAGAATTCTATCAAAATAGATTCAAAGGGTACTATTGATAGTTCATCAGATAAAGACTATAATATAAGCAGCGGATCTAATTTGACTGTAAAATCAAAAGCTAGCATGAACATGAAGGCAGATGCCACGATGAATTTAGATGCTGGAGCCAATTTCAAAGCCAAAGGTGGAGCGGTGGCTATTCTAGAAGGCGGAAGCGTGGTTCAGGTTAAAGCCCCTATTACTTTATTAGGTCAAGGTTCTTTTCCTGTCGGAATTGCTGGAATTTCGATATCGTTGGGATTTGATTCGATGGGCTCTCCAGTTATTTCTCAACTCTTAACGGGATCTTTCACCGTATTTGCAGGAACATAGTATGATATTTAGTGCAGCAGATAGAAAAAATATAACGCGTAGAATGCTCAACTTACAAGTAGAGAATGCCGCCTATGCTAAAACTGCTGCGGGAGTTGCCGCAGAAAAACTGAAACTTCTAAGCGTGGATAATGCTAATACTGTTTTTTATGACTTTTATAATACTCAAGCAAAAGCTTATGAGAATGAAGCAAGAGGAATTGATGGGAAAGTATCTGATAAATATAATGAAAATACTCTCTACCCGTATGTTGGTGATGATATTCATATCGCAGCTCAAGACCAAAATCCAGCAGGATCGCCTTTCTTCCCAGCTTCAACCTACATTCGCTTTATTCCCAACATCTCTGAATACGCTATCAGCACAAAGATTAGAGGAAGATTTCATCCCGTTTCCACTGACTCTATCTACGAAGGTTCTATATTAAATAGTCCTGCGACAATAGGCAATTATCCTTATAATGGAGTATTAGAATTATCTGATGCAATATATTTACTCGATAATCCGCTATCTCCGCCATCTGGGGGTATCTCCCCGGGGACGACGACGGCTCGTAATCTAACCGCAATACCTGCTGGAAATCTAACAAATTTTCAAGTCACTCTGTTAGAGCCCTTTGTTTCTATATTTAATACCGGAGATTTAGTCGTTATATATGATGGATCAACTGGATATAGCGGACTTTATACCGTTAAAAGCGCTGCATATTTTGGCAGTAACGCTTATATATTAATTGACAGCGTTATTCCCACTCAAGTAGGTATTTCTGTCGGTAGCGAGTCTTATGTAGCTAGTATTATCCCAGCTTTTTCATCTACTGAGCGTCAGAATATGGTTCATCCAATATGGAACGAATATTTGAATAACTTAGGCAATCTCATTATATTGTTAATTCGTAGCTGGAAGAATAACCTAGAAGGGCAGCAAGTTAATCTAGGGTATCAAAACGACACCAGACCTACTCAATTGGCTCAGAACATCATAGCGACTAATAACGTAAATGCAGCATTGACACTGATAGGTACTGATTCCTTGCCGACTCCTAGTGGCTGGCTTAATCTTAGCTTTTCAGGTGTTAATGGTAAGTTTACTGTATCCAATATGAATTCTATATCAACGGAGATCTCAGCTCGTAAAGCCTATTGGTCTACTAGAATCGCGG